TTAGACCCTTACACTAAAACCTATTTAGGGGGGAAGTTCTACTAGCTGAAAAGAGTACTAGTAAAACTACTAGCGTAATACGCTAGTAGAAAAAACTAGAACATATTAAAAGGATATATAATAAATAATATGGATACTAAAAATGAATATTATTATTTGCTCAAGTGGATTGAAGAAAGCAACAGAGCAAGGCAGTCACATAGGCAGTTTGTTAATCGTGTTGATGAAGCTATTTTAGGACACCCTTATATAAACAGCTATGAAGAGAACGCTAAGGCGATGATGAGACAAGCCAAAGGGGAACTAAGAGACTATGCCCAGATGGTGTGTAATTCTATACCTAAAGGTGATAGCAATATCTTAGAGCGTTATGCAGAACTTGCTGTTGCGAATATGGGAGGTGGCTATAAACAATTTGAATATACTATAAATGATAAATATAATACTCTCGCTCCAGAAGACAATGACCGAGTGGCGAGTTTTTATGAACATCTTTATAATGATTTAAGAATTGAAAAGACAGCAACCCAAGCCGTAAGAAGTGCGATTTATTATGGTGGTGGCTATGTTTATGTATATCCTAAAAAAGACAAGAATAAAGACTTAAAGCTGGAATTAAAACTTTTAAATTCTACTGATGTACTTCTTGACCCAGCTAGGTTCAATACCACCGAGCCACGATATATCGGCTTTAGCGAGTTAATAACTACTGATAAACTAGACCAAGTGGTGAAGACTTATAAAAAGCGTTTAGCCTTGCACCTTCCAGAAGAAGAGTATCTGCAAACGCTTAATGGTATGGACTTTGTTTATAAAACAGATAAAGATACTTATGCTAATAATATCTACTTACCAGCTAATGCGTTAAGTGATAACTTCAAGCGAGACCTTGAAGGCTATTATGGTGAATTAACAACTAGTACAACTAACCCTAAAGACCCTAAGGTTGAGCTAACTTATATCTTTGACTATGAAGCTAAGAAACTATTTACTATTCTAAATAGGATATATGTAATAGGCGAAGAAGACTTCGCTAACAAGACTGTGAATTATCAGTTTGATTTCTTAGGCGAGACAAAGAAAGCTAAAAAGAAAATAGATATGCCTTGCCCTATTGTGGAGCTTCCGTATCGGCGTGATATGAAGTCTACTTACCCTACTACTCCAATGAGTGGTGCGTTGGTGTTGTTTGACCAATATTGTAGCTGGAACTCAATTTATCGGCACAACACTTTCTTAACTTCGCTTATGACCTTTGTGGCTGATAGCCAAAACGCTGAAGAATTGCAGAAAATGTTATTTGGTAGTGGCGTGATTTTAACTGATATTGATGATGATGTGCAAGTACTCCAAAAGCCAATAGATATGAATGCTTTAGTTTTGATAATGCAAAAAATTGAAACTGAATTGCAAGAAACTCTAAACTCTTACCCAGCTATGGCACAATCCCAAATGACTAATGACCGAGCTAGTGCGAGAGAGAGTATGAACTTGCAACACGCTATTGCTCAAGGTTCTTTAGGCTTTATTAAGAATATTGAGCTATTTGGTGAAGAGCTGATGAAGACTATTGTGAAAATGAAAATTGTTTATGGTGAAGAAGACTTCTCATTCCAGAACAATAATAGATTTGACTTATTAACTGTTGAAGACTTGGCTCTAGATGGCGTGCTAACTATGAAGACAACTATGGCTGTGCAGATAGCCCAAAACTCACGCTCGGCTAATGCTTTGCAACTTCTAAGTTCATTCGGTGACCCTAAGTATATTAACCAGAAAGAGCTAATGAAAACTCTAATGCCTATTGCGTTAAGTAGTAATGTTATATCTCAGTCGCAAGCTCAAGCTTTGTATCAAGACCCAGAACACGATGAAGCGATGAAACAAGCTATCCAAGATAGCACACAAAACATCACTGATGATTTAGCTCGGCAAGACCAGTATCCGTTTGACACTCAATTAGAAGAGATGAAACAACATTTAAGCCCAGAAGAGCTAGACCAAGTGTTGGAAGAATATAACAAAGTAAATTACCAAACTGCCCAAGGAAGTGGTATCCCACCAACTGCCGAAGCTGGGGGCTATTACGGTAATGAATACCAGGAGATGTAAAATATGGACAAGACAAGACCTAGTTTCGCAGACAACCCACTCCCTAAAAGGGAAGACAGACAATTGAACCCACGCAGTGAAGACTTTGATGAGCATAAGGCAAACCATAAGATTTCAGCAATGATTTCTAACTGCCTTATGGCTAACTTCCAAGACCAGCGTTCTATTTATGACTTAATTTATGAGCTAGAAGTATATGGCTACCAGTCTGGTGATAAGCAAGCTTTCTCCCACGCTCTAAGGGCTAAAGATATTCTGCAACACTTGATAGCTGATAACTTAAACTATTTAGCTATTATGGAGTATTACAACGGTATGAATGCTATTGCACCGAACGCTGGAGACGCTCTAGAAGTTCTAGCAACTGCACACGCTAACGGAGTGCTAGATGAAGAGATAGATATTGATAGGCGAAAGCGTGCTGAATATTTAAATAATAATTCTATTTATAGCACGCCACCTACTGTGCCACCAGAAGACACTAGCCAGCACGAGATAGAACTAAAACCTAAGCCAGTGGAAGTGCAAGACGCTATCAAGCAAGATGGAGATAATGATTTATTGCCAGTATCACCTAACACTGAGCCAGTAGGGGAACTAGAGCCAGTAGATACAACACCTATCAACAATGAAACTCTACCAGACACTAGTCATACATTAGACAGTCCGAGTGAAGTCAAGACACAAGATGAGCTAGAATAACAACCAGTAGTGGAGACACACGCTGTTCAGCCTGAGAATATCAAGGGAGATGTCAGCGAGACAGAACCACCTACTGCCGATGAAGACTTATTGACATAACCGTTTTTTTTATATATAATAAAAGGTATGGAAGAAAAGATTTTAAAATATACTGAAAGACTAGAAGCTGACAACTTGGCTAAAATTGAAGCTATTGACAACTTAGCCCCAGAGTTGCCACCAACTGTTGACCGAGAAGTTTTTAAAAAAGACAATGAAAACTATATCGGCAAAGAATTAAGAGAAGCACTTAAATTCTTGCAGACTGATAAGAAAATAAGCCCAACTGACCGTTTAATTCTAGGTCGTAAACTACAAGAACAAATTGTTAGTTATATGACCCAAATTATGAACCTTGCTTATTTTGACAAAGTGTCTAAAGGTATGAACTATGGAGAGTATGTAGATTTCTTCAATGATGGTACTGAACTTCTAAAAGAAGAAACTCGCCGTCGTGCTGGAGAAGAATATAAGGAGCTAGAAGAGCGACTAAAACTAGGTAATAAGTTCCACGACATTCTAGGCTTGCCATATGAACAAGCCCCACAGCTAGAACAAAGAATGGCAATTTTAAAGGAACAAAAAAATGTTTAATAAAGAACTTAAAAAAGATGTTGCTGAAATCAAAGAAGAACTGAGAACAGTTACAATTAAAGTAAATGTGTTGCTTAATGAAGTAGCAAAAATCAAAGTTAAGAAGAACTCAAAGAAATAGATAACAAAACTATATAATATAACACCTTGAAAAAGGTGTTATATTATATAATAATACGAACAATCCGACTAGAATATAACACCTTAAAAAGGTGGTCTTTATATATATAAAAAACTATATAAAAAAACAATAATATAATATGTTATATAATCAAGGTTGTAGCGTGCTATATCTAAAGCACGCAGTATATCAAAATATTTAAGGAGAAAAAAATGGATACCCAAAGTGTTCCCAATGTAACCCCTACTGTTGAACCAACTGAAGCCTTGGCAAGCCCAGAAGTTCCAGTAGTAGAAACGGAGGCAACAGCGACTGCCGAAGTGAGCAATTATATTGCCAGCCAAGGTGGGCGTGAAAAGAGTGCAGAACTTATCGCCAGCCGACTTGGTATTCGCACTGATAATCTAGATGACGCTCAGTTAGAATACTTTCACAAGGAAGCCCGAAAAGTTCACCCAAGCGAAAAGGTGAGTGAAAGCCAACCACAAGCCCCACAACTGCAACAAAACAATATCGCTAATAATACTAATAACAATATAGTAGATAATAGCGAATTGGCTCTATACGGACTAATGGTGCGATTGCAAAATGAACACCAGAATATAAATGTAGCAGATGTATTTCGTGAAATGGACAGTTTCCATATACCCTATCGTGTAGACGGTGGTGTTGATATGAACATAGTGAAAAATTATATCTCTATGAAGTCTTCGCAACAACAACCAGTTGCAAGCCCTGCTCCAGCTCTTCCTAATCCAGTTCCAATGACTGCCCAACCACAAGCTCAGCAAACTGCTGAACAAACAAGCCAAGCAAGTATTGAGGCAGCTAAAAATATCTTTAAAAATATTTAGATAATTTGCGTAAATAATTTAAATATAAAATTAACGGAGACTAAAAACAATGGCTTTATGCGATTTTACACAAGACGCCGTAAAAGGTCATCAATTTGACATCGGCACAAACGAAGCTTTAGTTCGTGAGTTAGTACAACCTAATGTTATTGACTTCTCAGAACTAGTATTCCAAGATGTACCAACAACACCTTGGAGCAATGGACTAGTAGATATTAACTACTTAATGAATAACCTAGAATACGGTCAAGAATTAAACATTAAATTTGAAAATCCAGTAGACTTACTAGGACTAGTAAAAGTTGCTGACTTAGAAGCTTACACACCTATTGACAACTGTCACGAGCGTATTACTCTTCAGTGTCCAGTAGAATGTTTAACATCAACACCAAGCTTTACTAACTGTCAATTCAAGTTTAGTAAATCTCTAACTATCGGTGTTCAACGCTGTGTAACAACAGAACGCTTCTACTCTATTGAACGCTTTGCTAAACAATGGAAACACGCTGTAAAAGCTTATGAAATGATGAAGAACCTATTATTCTGGAACCAAGCAGTATGTAATGCTGTAAACGCCCCAGGAAATGTTCTAAACAACGCTTTTGCTAAGAACTTCGGTTCCGACAACTACTTAGTAGTAGGTAACGATGTCCAAACTACACGCCGTAACATCATCGGTGGTATCAACCAAGTAGTAGAATACTATATGAACACTTTTGGTCGTACTCCACTTATCTACACATCAAGCAAAGGTTTGCAAGCAATTCGTGAAAACTTAATTGTATTACAACACAATCTACCTGGTGCTACTATGGGAGCTGGACAATATGCTACTCCAATGGCAACACTTCTAACTGGTATGGACGATAGTAAAAATGGCTTTACTGTATATACACAAGCTTCACAATTCTTCCACAACGTACCAGTAAATGTACTTAAAGACACTGCTATGGTATCTGGTGGACTAGCAACACAAGCTGGTGCTACTGCATACGCTGACTGGCTAAACCCATTCAACAAGCGTGATAATGACAGCCACTTCTTCGTGTTCTTTACACTCCCAGAAGCGAACATTCAAACAGACTTAATGCTTGTTGACCATGTTCAAAAAGCCCAATACTGTGTTGACCCAGCTAAAGATGGTGTTGAAAGCTATATTAGAAACTACCTACTTGGCTTTGAAACTATCGTTCCAGAGTTCCAATTCATCATTGAAGGTGTGACAGATGTTGCCCCAGCACTAGACTACAATATCTGTATGGACGCTTGTAAAGTTGGTGAACCAATAGTTCATGGACCAGCACCAAAGGTTAAACCACCAGTAGTTAAACCAGTAGTTCCAAAACCAGCAGAGAACCACTAAAATTTATAAATAAGCACTTGCACTTTGTAGGTGCTTATTTTATAATAGGATTATGAATATTGAGACAATAGTAGCTGAAAATACTAACCCTACGGAGCTATACTCTCTTATAGAAAAAGAACTCTCTTTGGCTAGTAAGGGTTTAGATGAAAACTATGAAGAAGTGGCTTTGGCAAAATATCATATTTATTTAGCAAGAAAGCTATTGGCAAAATATAAAGAAAAGTATTTAAAATAAGGGGCATATATTATGGCGACTAACAAAGTGGTAAAAATATCACCAAACTCATCAGCTGAAGGAGAAGTTATTGACACAAGCTTGGAAGCTTCTACTCTTCCTGGTGACTTCAATTTTAACACTGATACAATTACAGTAAAAAAAGCTATTCAGCTTATTAACACAAACCGTTTTAAAGACTACGCTTCTACTTATCGTGCTATGGGAGTATGGGGAAGAAACGCTCGTGGTAAAATTGTTTACTCAGCTCGTATTGAGTTAGCTAACTTGCCTTTCGGTGTATCTGTAAAAATAACAAGCGAGGGAGACCTTGTTGACTTGAAGCGTGCAGTTGAAAAGAACTTTGAACGCAATGGCTACAATATTGATGAAATGTCCCAGCGAATGAGCGAGAGTGGACAAATTGACCAAATTACTGGAGTTGGTAAGGTCGTAAAATAATGGCTGTTGTTGTTTTTAGGGGGTCGTGTGGAACTCCAGCCAGTATGGTTAGACAGAAACTAAAAGACAGTGGCTATGAAAGATGGGCTAGTCTAAATCATATTGTTGGTCGCCCACAACAAGAAGCCGAGCTAATTAAACTATCTAAAAAAGGCTGTGAAAATATTGAAGAATATATTATGCCTTTTGTGATAGGTGGCTGTAAAACACCAGTAGTTATCGGCTATAATGAAGAAAGCTATCAGTGGCTAGGAATTGATAGAAGAACAAGCCCTAGCGAAATAAGAAAGATATTAGATATATATGGCTAAGTTCAACAGAGACGCACTAGATGATAATAATTTTGCCAAAGCAAATACTATACAAGCCCTAAATGATTTATATAATTTAGTATTAGAATTACAAGCTAGAATTGAGAAGTTGGAACAAAAATAATTATGGTAGATAAAGATGTTTTAGTATCACAAATAAAAGATGATGTTCAAAGAGAGCGAAGAGAGATAAATAAACTACTTTTTGCTTTAGCTACTGGCGAAGAAGAACACGAGAACGCAGAAGATGTTATGCGTGCAGTTGGCGAATTAAATGCTACTTATAATCATATTGTGGCTATTGAGAATGATTTTGAAGATATATCTTGGTACTGCGTGCTAAAACATATATCTACTGCCGTAGTTCTATATGGTGAGATAGGGAGAAGTACTAAGGTACTATACGGAATACTTGAGCTTATTAGTGATGGTAGAATAACTAGCTGTAAAGCTTGTAAAGATATGGTGTAAAGGAATAAGTGGGTGGACTGTTTAGAAAATAAAAAAATGGTGATGAGATGGATACTCTCGCAAGGGGCTATCTTAGATAGGCGTGATAAAGTTCTGTTTGAACAAATTGGTGATGAATTAGCACTAGCCGAAGGAATTTTGTCCGATTTTATCTGCACTCGCAAGATATACAAAGACAAGCGTTTTAATAAAATAAAAAGGCTTTATTTAGATATCTTAATTGACTGCTTTAGCGAAGAAGAAAAAGATATTTTACTTCGTGCGAGAGTGTTTGATGATTACTCAATTATAGACAAAGAAGTTAAAGAATGTAGTTATATGACCCCAAATTCTAACTAAAAAATTATGGGGCTTTTTTATGGTATTATATTATTATGAATTTACCAGTCATAACAGATGTAGATAGAATGGGCTTGAGCGTTAAAGAGTTTGGGGTAAAATACAAAGTCGCCAGCACTGCTAACGCTATTTTAGAGAAGGTAGATGAAGAAATAAACACACTAGATTTAAAAGATGAAGATGACTTCGCTAAGTTTGAAAAACTATCTAAAATTGCTACTAATATCATTAAAAGTGTAAATAACACTCCCCAAGTTGCTGTGCAAGTTAATTCTGCTTTATCTCAACCAGTAGTGAGTGGTGGAAACCCATCATCATTCGCCAACGCAGTTAGAGAGCTAAAGGAGGGCAAATGATAAACATTTACCCTACTAAAACAAAGGGGGGGGAGTAAAATATGGATATTGACTTCCAAGGTCGTAGCTATGATGAAATAGCACAATATATTCGTGACGCCCATCAGCAAGCTCAAAACTCATATGAAGCACAAAATGTTAATATTGACGACAGTGCTAATTTACAATACGCTAAACTTTCTAACCAAGCCAACGCAACTGGAATGTTGAACTCGGGCTTTTTAAAGTACCAGCAAGATGAGTATAACAATAAACGCTCTCAGCAATGGCTACAGAACTACCAAAAATATGTTAATGATATAGATAGAATAAACGCTCAAGCTATGCAAGTGGCTAACCTTATAAACAATAAAGAAGGTACTAAAGGCTTCTCAGCGAATGCCAATAAAATACTTGGTGCAACTCGTGGCTGGTCGTTTGATGAACACAAAGGGAACATTCGCCAAAGCCTAAATGGTCAAGGTGGTGTTGGCTATATGCTTGAACAAGGTAAATCAAACTTATTAAATAATTACGGTTCGTGGGCTAATGCAGTAAACGGGATAGGCAAAACTGGCTGGCAAGGTGGAGTGATGAACTCTACAAAGCCAAGACTAACGCCCCAGTCAATAAAAGTATTAGCTTTGAACCTTGCTAAGGCTGGAGCTGAGCAGAGACTAAAAGCTTCAATGCCTAGCGTACGGCAAAAGCCTCATCGTGGGCGAGGTGGTGGTTTTGGACAAGGTGGTGGAAATGGGCAAGGTGGTTTCGGAAGACCAGGCTCGCTAACAATAAATAACGGTAATGAAAGACTAGACAGCGACGCAAAGAATGTTTCCGACTTATACTCAGACCCTACAGACTTCTACAAGTACCTAGCAGAAAAAGGCTATAGCGACTACTCTAAAGTGCCTTCCGATAAAATAACTGACTTGATACACGACTATACAAATTCCGACAGATATAACGCTATAACGAACGGTAAGAACCACGACGCTTTGACAAGTAATGTGTTTGACCTAGAGCGAGCTAGGGGAAGTATAGAAAAATCGGAAAATATAAAACGAGGTATTGAAATGTATAATAACCCAGTAGGTAAGTTCTTCACTAATATAGGCAATTTTATAAGTGGAAAATAGAAAGGACAGCAAATGGAAGACCCTAAAGGAAAACAAGTTTTAGATAGCAATTTAAAAAACCCTACAAGTGGTGATTATGGTACTAACCCTAAAGAGTATAAAACCTTTAATATCTCTGGCGAGAATATCTCGGAAGAAGACAAAAAGGAAGCTATTAAATATGCTAATGATATAGGGGGCAGAAGAGAATGGGGCTTTTATAAACCAGCCGAAGGCTCCGATGTTGCTAGTGGAGACTACCCCCTAATTGTTGATTATGCTGGAAAACAAAACGCTAATGGCGACTGGCAGTTTGATAGATACAATACACTTGTTGGCTATGATGGTAAAAGAGCTAAAGACGCACCGAACTTTGTTGATGTAGATAGCAATGGAAATGTCACTGTTAACGCTACTGGTGTGTTTTTGAACACAGAGCGTGGAAAAAATGCCTTTGAAAATGTGTTTGGAACGGCTGACAACCCAAAACACTTCAATTCTTCTAATGTCGCACAATATAATAATATCTTCAATGACGCTTATAATAATGCTCAAAAAGAAAGTCATATGGCTGATACCGTAAGGCAGATAAGACAAGTAGAAGATACTGTGGCTCAGTCTATTTTAGGTGCAGAAACAAACGGCAAAGATTTAAACTTATCTCAAAAGCTAGATACTTTAGATAACATTAAGCACTCTGGGCGAATGCTTTATCAAAATTATTCCGAAATTTTAGCCCAAGGAGACAAGCTTTTAGAAGACTTTAAGAATAATAAAAATGATGACACGCACGAGCTAACCTACAATAAAATAAATGCTGATGGTTCAGTAGAAACTAAGAAAGTCGGACTAACAGTCGGGCAATTTAAAGAGCTATCTAAAAAGAATAACGGCGAGTTTGAGCGTGCCTTGACCGGTACTCTTATATCTCAAAACGGTAAAAACACCACACTAAGTGACGCCATAACTAAAGAACACCAAAATGTTAAGAAAGACAGTGTTTATACCGATGGTACTGCCTTTTATGCTGGTAATAAACTAGGGCTAACTGACAATGAGAGTGCAGTTGCTATGGCTGGTTTATTGCAATCACTCCGAGGTAAATTATATGAAGACTACGCTAAAGGCGAGCATAAATATAATGACTATGGCTTAGGTACTAAAACTGTGCAAGAGACTAATGTTGCTATATCGGACTTTGGCAACACTGTGGCTGACAACCTTGGCTCTACGGCTACTGGCTTAGGTGGAACTATTGCAGCTACGGCTGCTGCTGGTGCAGTTGCTGGCTCAGTTGTTCCAGGAGCTGGTACTGCTGTTGGTGCTGTTGTTGGTGTTGTTGGTGGTATAACTGCAACATTATTATTCGGTGCTGGAGCTCAAAAAGGAGTAGATGACTTACTTGGTAGGAGTGCTAAAGATATACTTACTGGTTATAGAGCTGGCGATATGAATAGGCTAAATACCGACACAGCAAAAGCTTTACAAAATAAAGGAGATATCACTAGAAACGGTGCTGAAAGCATAACAACCTTTTTAGGTGTGGCTGTTCCAGCTGCCATTGAAATTTTTGCTACTAAGAAAGTCGGTGGGGCTGCAGAGAGTGCTGGTAAGTCTTTCGGTACTTTTGTTGCTTCGCTTTCTAAGAATGCTACAGAAGTGGGCTTGAAAGACGCTCTATCTATTGCTAGAATATCAAGCCGTAGTTTATCTGCCATTGGTAGGAGTTCGGCTTCCATAGAGAGTGCTGTGGCTAGAATGACAAAAACTGCGTCTTCTATAACTGATGATGTTTTAAAATCTCAAGCAGATGATATTATTAAACATACTCAAGAAATAGGTAAGACAACAGCTAAATTAGAAGCTCTTGGCAGTAAAACAGCTAGTGCTGAAAAAGTGGCACTAGAAACTACTAGAGCAACGCAGTTAGAATTATACAACGCAGCCCTAAACTCTACACTAAAAGGTGAAGGTGTCGCAGCTAAAAACTTAACAAACCTTGGTAAGGCTATAAACAACTTATCTGCTCCAGCTAGAGCTTCCGTATCTAACTTTATCAGCTCTTCTTCTCAAAAGATAGGAAGTTCCGAGTTCGCAATAAACACTATTGAAAGCCTTGGAAGACTTGGTAATAAAATACAACCAGTGCTTGGTAACTTGTCTCGCCCTTATGACTTCGCTAAAAATATCTTTACTGAGAAGTTGATAGATAAATCTATCGGCTGGCTTAGTGGCGTGATGAGAGCGTCGCTGCCTTCCGAGAATAAAGTTTTAGCTAAAACTTACGAGTTCCTAACTAAAGACCACACACCCCTAAAAGCTATGGACAAGGCTATGGAAGTAGCTTCTAAATTTACGCAAGGAGTTGGCAATGTATTAGCTCACGATACAGCACTTTTAGGAAATTGGGCAGTTAAACAGCTTATCCCACGCTTAGCTATGGATATGGTGTCCGATATGGCTAAAGCTAATGCCCATTACGCTAATACTGATACTGGCTATCGCTCATTGTTCTCTAGAACCCCACAAGAGTATTTTGACAATATGACGCAGTCTGTTCTTAATGCTCCACGAGCTTTTAGCACAGATGGAAATGTTGATACAGCACAAAGAATGATGTACTTACTTGGTGCGTTCTCTACTTTGTCTCAAACTGGAACATTTAGACTTGTTAGTGATAGTGCAGTAGGCTCTGCATTAAACTCATTATTCGCTAAACATATCGCTACTCGTGCTGGGCTAATTTTTAGAAATAGTAAAATCGGTAAAATGTACTCTAAATATTTTGGTACAGATGGCGACCGAAATGGTGTAAGCGACTTCCTAGCTCATACTTATATAAATTCTAAAAATGCTACTCCAGAGCAATACCGTGTTTATCGCTCTATTGCCGACAACCCAGAGGGGCAAGCAGAAGCAACAGTTAAAGTTCAATTAGAGCGTAGGGGCTTTGAGCAGAAAGCAAAAGAGACTATACAGTTCTTAAAAGACAATAAATTGTTCCAAGAGACTAAAGAACAAAAAGCTGTTTTTGACTTTGATAAAAAAGCTTACGACAAACTAAGCAAAAAAGAGAAAAAGGCTTACACACCAGTCTATGATAAGAATGGTGAAGTTCATTATACTTCCGAAGTTCAAGGCTTTATGAAATCTGAAGTCGCACAAAAACAAAACTTAATGTCTCAATTGGAAGTGCTTAAAAGAGAAGAGCCTAGCCAAGCTATATCAGTAGAAATAGCTATTATTAATGATAAAATAAATAAACTAGGTGGAATTACTGATATAGATAAGCAGTTATACAAGCATATTCACGACCTAAACCGTATCTCCAACGAAGTGGGAATGAGCGTGGGAGTGGTGACACCTAATAAGTTTGTTAACACCAATATTGATGGTGCTAAGTTTGAGAACTATAACTCTATTTACTATAACCGAGCTAGCCATAAAGTATTAAATAGTCCATTAGATGAGATAGACCCAATTACTTATGGTGCGATAGGTAAAGGCAAAACTCTAGAAAACCAAGCTTATAACATTATAAATAACGCTATTGACCCTATTACAGCAGTGTTACAAAAGAATTTTTACACTGTTGGTGCTGCTAAAAAACTATTAACCCAGCGCTTCCAATTCGCTAAGAATTTTGCCAACGAAAAAGGTGTTTATTATTCATTTGATGAATTATCGGAGTTCTTAGGAGTGCATAGCAAAAGCGTAGAGCGTGCTAATAGGAGCGTGCTAACATTCTTAAATGATAGACTAGATAGTAGAATTAAATATCAAAAGCTGATAGATGAAGCTACTTCTAACTTTACAGATATGACTAGCTTTACAAAGAATGTAAAGAATGTAGTAGATAGCATTAAACAAGATATAGAGAGCAATACTAAATATATCAATGAGCTAGAGAAGACTGACACATATCATATCTTTGAAGAGTTTAATGGCGAAAAGCTATTAAAAGATGATGTTATTGAACACCTAAAGCTTAAAGCAGACCAGCTAGATAAAACACTAGATAGCTTATCTAACTTCCTATCTAAACACTCAAAAGTTAAGGAAACATCAAAGAAACTAAATAAACAATTAGAAAACTCTATGTCCAGCTTAGAAAGAGCTAAAATGGACTTTAAAACTGCTAAACAAAAAGCCGTAGAGTTCTCACGCAGTTTCTCTGCCCAAACAGCAGACTTAGCTAAAGAAGTAAATAATGTTAGAAACCGTATGGTGAGCTTATTTGATGAAGAAGTGGTAAAAATAGCACCAGACTTACCAAGCTACTCTAACTCGCTTTCTACTGAGAAAATGCAAGAGAAATTCTCTAATATCTCTCTAATGAGCGATACTGATAAAGCTATTGCTAGAATATCTAACGATGAGCTAACTAGTGCCATAAGGGAACTTCAAACTATTTATGGTAATGACTGGAAGAAAATTTATGCAGTGCTAAACACTAGTGATTTCCAGCATGGCTTAATGGCGAATATTAACAGAGCAGTCAACCCATTCTCTGTGCCTAAAGAATTGAACTTTAATTATAAACAGTTTAGCAAAGTAGATAATAATAGCGTACTAAAAGCCCTAGAAGACAGCGAAGCATTTAAATCTCAACAAGTGTTTGACCCAGCTAAATATAAAGCTAATGATAATGGCTTTAGAACTCTAGCAGATGACAATGAAATTGCCAGCCTAAGAGTGGCAAGAGACACAGCTAAAGAAGAGATAATAAATATCACAGCTGAATACTCAAGACTAAAGAATACGGAAATCTCAAAAGTAGAGCCTAAGAAGATAATTAAAAGCAGTAAAAAAGCAAACGCTTTAATAACAGATGACGCAAAGATTAAGTCGGAAATTCGCTCTTTGCATGGCTCTAGCGTAGAAGCCTATAACCAAGGTATTGAAAAGCTAAATAACAAATATAAATTGAACCTTAAAAAAGCTCCAGTAGATGATATAGCTGAAACACAACTAGGCTTGAAATCAATTTATGAAGAGATGAATGAAACTCAGATGAAAGCTGGCTATGAAGCTCTAGAGAATATTGATAAAAGAATAGCTGAATTGGAAGCTAAGCAGTACCCAACTCGTGAATTTAACTTTAGTGATTTAGATGGCAAACGCAAAGAAATAGCTAAAGCTTATGCCGAAGACTTGAACATAGACAAAGCAGTAAAAAGTTATAATGACTTAATAGCTGAAGCTAAAAAAGAAATTCGCAAGCACCAAAGAGATATTGACAAAGTAGTACCATTAAATGATGAAGTGGTGGTATCTACAAGAAACGCTCTAAAATCTATCTCAAGAATAAACCCTAAAGAAATTGAAACCCAATTATATGTCCGAGAGCTTGCCAATAGAATGTATGAAGAGAGTGGCTTTGGTAATATTGAACTAGGTGACGCCTTTATGAAATCTCGCAAGTTCGTTACAGACAGCGAAGCATATGCTAAACAAATGGCTCGTGAGTTTGAATTAGCTAGAGATAATACTAAAACCCCAGCTAAGACTGAGACAGTTGAGAATGAGACAGTCCCAACTAAAGTTGAGACTGCTCCAGTCAAAACAAAGGCAACCAAGACTACACTAGAAATGCCAGAAGTAGCGAACAGTAGAGTGAAGAAAGCTACAACTGAACTAGAAAGAGTAATAGAGCGAACAACTAAAGGTCGTGATGAAATTGACAATATGTTCGCCAATATCAATGACCGACCAGTGGATAACTTCTTAGATAAAAGCGAAGATGATATCATATCTATCAATAACGAATTGAAAGGCGATATCATTGACGCAGTTGCTGAAGGTAGATTATCACAAGAAAACGCAACATTTATAAACAAGTTCCTTAACAATAAATTTACTAACGGTATGCAAAACATCTTCCGAAGCTTTGTGACTGGTGGCTTTAACCTAACTGGTGCGAATATACCACGCAACGCTTTTAGAGATATGTGGTCATCATATATGGCTAATGGTACAGTTGGTGCGTTTGATAGCTTCTCCCCTACTGGCTTAATTAAAGCTTTTGGTGGTGACGCTCCTAATGAAGTGAATACACTATGGCGAGAGCTAATGAGACAAACCACAGTAGAAAACACCATAGCGAACACTATGAAGACTAAAGACTTCTTAAAAACACTAGGCTTTAAGAAAGTGTCTAAATGGGCAAACATTCGTGATATTCTAGAAAGCCCTATGAACTTCACAGAGCGTTTAGGTCGCCAAGCTAACTTTGATAACGCTTATAAAACAGCTATTAAAAAAGGTATGGACGAGCTAGAAGCTATTGAATACGCTAGAGCAGTAGGCTTGAACGCCACAGCAGACTTCGGTAAAAAGCTTGGTATCACCCGTAAATTCTTACGCACAGCTTCTTACTTGAATGCAACCTTTGCTGGTTCTAGGTCAATGAAACTAATGTTCCAAACTGACCCAGCTGGAGCAGTTAGTCGTATTGCTTTAGCTATTGCTTACACATCAGCTTTAGCAGCCAATAACCAACGCACAGCTGAGCAAAGAGCTAAATGGGACACCTTACCCCCATATATTAAATACAGTGGCTTAACCTTTATTAGCGAAGACGGTAAAAGTGTTGATTATATTCCACTTCCTAATGAGTTCCAGTTTGTGCTAAGCGTTGGAGACTTAATGACTTCAGTGCAACGCAATAAACAATATAAGAGCCAAGTTTACTCTAATGTTCTAGCTGGGCTAACGCAATTGGTATCACCTTTTGACCTTACTGGCTTCTTCAAAGATGACAAGCTAGAAGCAGACCCACTAAAAGGTGTGTCAAGGCTTGCTGGACAGTTTGTCCCACAGCCAGCTCGCATACTTTACAGTACTTTAACTGGTAAAGACTTGTACATCGGTGATAACATCTACAAAGGTAGTGGCAAGCTTGGTGAATGGGCAATGAAGTCGGTAGGCTTTACTCCAGACACTAAAGAAGAAGCCGACCAAGTTAGTCGTAAAATCTACGGAGCTTTAGCTGGGCTAATAGGTGGGGCGAGTGCCGATGTTCTAATTGGTGGTATTAACACCCTAAACGCTACTGGCGATTTCTGGAGTGGTGCTACCAAGTCAGCAACCGACACGCTTGGCAAGACAGTAAAGCGTGATGGTAACCTAGCCAACCAGCTCTTCTGGGAAATGTACTCTAATAGAGCAGAAGAAAAGAAAGAGCTAATGGACAGAGTGGCGAAGATACAAAAATCGGCAGTTGGCAAGACTGAACTACAAAAGCAAGAAGCCAATAAGAAAATTCAAGAGTTGCTTGCTGGCTTTACTAATAAGGTGAAGAACGACTTAGTAGAGTGGAACGCAAGGTTCGGTGAGAGCGAAATAAAGAAAGGCGACCATTGGGGAGATGAAGATAAAATGAACACTAAAGTTTCTAAAGTTCTGGAACTTCTAAACTATGAACCCCCAACAGATGACAAAACTAACCAAGCAATGGGCAAGTATAACGCTGTTCAACGCTTTAGCAATTTTGGTATCAACGACCCTAGCTACAAGCCAATGCCAGTGGTGAAAATTGAACAAAACCCAGCAGTCCAAAAGAAACTAGCCCAAGATGAATTGCAGGCCTTTATGGACAGCCAAAAAGACGCAATACAAGACCTTTACGAGACTATGAAAGATAAAAGCAAAGCAAGAGCAACTCGTGATACTTTAGCTAACGACTATCTAGAAAAGACTATCAAACCAAAAATAAATGAATTGATAGGCAAGTACGGATATGATAACACAGCTAGCGTTAAAGAGTTCGCCCAAAAAATAAACTTCCCATTAAGTTCTAAGAATTATAAAAACTATAAAGATAATATAATTGGAGCAGTGGTGAATAAAGGAGAATATCACGAGCTAGAGCGTGGTGGCTATGGTATTGTGGCTGGTGCTGGAGCTGACTGGCGAAGAATTAAGTCTACTGGCTTAATTGATAAAACCTTAAGAGATATACAGTCTGGGGCGATATCAAGAAGAGACGCAGTTAAATTTACCTACTTGCCTATGGTAAAATACCTTGCTAACAAGTACGGCAAGGACGCAAGCGTTGAAGTTACAAGAGACTTCGCTAAGAAACTATATGTTGATGAAAGCGAAGTTAGAGACATTGTAGGCGATAACCAAAAGGTAAATAATAAAAGCGACTTTATCGCCACGCAGATGATAGAGAAAGCTAAAAAAGTTGCCGACTACAACCCTAGTTACGCTAAGTCAATACTAAGTAAAGTAAAAAGGGAAGCAGATAAAAATAGGCTATTCTTATCAACAGAAGACTACAAAATGATAAGCCAAAGCTTGTAAAATATAAGACTGTCAAAATATGGCAGTCTTATATATATTTAGCAATAAAATAATAAAAAATATATTACAGCTCTGTGTATTATATAAGAGTAAGCTTACAAAAAATAAGAGGAGTAAAAATGGAAAAACATTTGACAATTCCCTCAAGGTATTCTGAGGTGCTTACTCCAGATGGATATATCAAGCGTGACTTACTAAAAGGTAGGTGTTCATCTTATGTAAATGTAATTGATGAAAACGCAGTATATCACATTGACCATAATGGGCATCCAGTGCTTATTGCGAAAATGGATTTGGAGCGTGATGACTTTAATCCCTTGAGAACAAAATATCGTAACCTTAATGTTTACGACAAAAAAAATAAAATAATGTATCATTTTTATAATGATGGTTCATATCATAAAGTAGCTCTTTTAGATGGTACTTCACCCGAGCCAGCTAAACCAAAGTTACCAGTGACTGGACACTTAGAAAATGATACAAGAGGGGAGGCTTAAATTATGAGTTGCCCTTGCCAAAACAAAATTAGCTATAATGACAGTCCAACATTAGGAGTATCTTGTAGGAAGTGTAATGAGAATAAACCTTGCCAATGTGAGAAGACACCCCAAGTTTGCGACCCTTGTAACGGCTTTGTTATTATAGAAGAGCCTGAACACCAAATTAGACCAGAAGAGTTATTTAACAAAATAGTCTTTGACCGAGTAGCTAATATGATGTATATCTATGACGCTTACGGTTCTGTTGAGACTATTGACTTAGACTATCTAGGTATAGCTCAAAAGGTGATGGAAGAAAAGGCTCAAATTGCTGAGCTTGAAAAACAGCTAGCAGAAAAAATAAATCAACTAAGGCACGAAAGAGATGTTCGTGACCAAGCACAAGACGATGTTATAAACAGTAAATTTGACACAAGTAAAGTTTACACAAAAGAATATATTGATAGTCTGAAACAGAACTTTGATAGCGAAATATCAAAGTTAAAAGCAGAGATATCTAAATATGCAACTCGTGTGAACGGAAACAGTGAAGATGAGAATGATAACATTGATGTTGTGGAATTTGTAGATTAAATAAATTAGGAGAATTTTTAAATGGCATTTAAAATTAAAATCACTAAAAACGGTGTAGCCTCAACAAAAGAAGCTTTAGAACGAGCAGATTTACCTACAGTTTCTACTGCTTATACTCTTTCTCGTGACGGTTCTTCAATTAAATTGAAACTAGAAGATAGAGAATTATCAACTCTTGACCTAGCAGAAGCTTTTGACGCTAAAGGTGCTGCTGACGCTATAAAAGAAATCGTAAACGGTTATGAAACTCGTATCGCTGCTTTAGAAACCAAGCTTAAAGAACTTAAAGCTAACGGTAACCTATTCGCTAACGGTGATGTTGATGTTGTTGAATTCGTTGAAGGCGAACAATAATATCTTTAGCAAAGGCTATTGGCTTAAATGCCTTTAGCCTTTAGGCTTTATGTCAAAATTATAGAGAAAGAAGGCTAATGGCATTTAAGATAAGAATAAAAAAAAGGGGGGTGACTAAGACTAAGATTGCCCTTGAGCCAGCAGATATGGCGAAAGACCTAAAAGGTACTGGTCGCCCAGATAATCCTAGCACTACTAATGGGGTGATAAAAGGTAATGAGCCGAACGGCACAGTATATATCTCCACTGATGGGGCGAATGTTGGAGCTTGGAAATGGCAAAAACTAGAGAACAAGTGGAAAGTTATAGATGGTGACACTGGCTGGCGAAAAGTAAAAATGAATAGCGAGATATCACCAGATGGCTATGTATATCTAAGAAGAATAAACAATGTAGTTTATGTTGAAGCTGGTGGTGGCGAATGGGGAGCTTTCACCGTCAAAGGAACTGCTTTTTATGGCAATTTAGATAACCAAAAGACTAAACTAGTTATTAATATACCAGAGGGCTTTAAAGCTAAAGATAAAAGTGGCGTGGTCGCATTAGTAACTAGAGACGGTGGTAAAATTGAGTGTGGTATGGCTTGGATAGAGAATGACACAATACAGTTTAGGCGATATCTAGAAAAAGATAATAAAGAAGATTTAAGATTTTTAAGAGCTACGGCAATGATAAAAACAATAGAGACAGACTGGGCAACTACTTTGCCAGAAAAGAAATAAGGAGCAATAAATGAGCTTTGGAGTAAAAATAACTAAAAACGGAGAGAGCAAAACAAAAGAACTACTTGATAAGAATGAAGTTTTGTCGCTTGTAGGTAAAGGTGAAAAAGGCTTAGAGCTTGTAGGTGTGGCACAACTTCGCAAGACAACAGCGTTCTTTGATAACGCTGGCACAAATACCAAACACTTAGCTATCAACTGGACGGAGTGGAGTATTTTAAATAATATCGGTCATATGGCTACTCCTACTTCTGCAACCGAGCCAGAAGTGATACAAGGCAATAATCATAGCTTTGTGCTAAATGATGACTTTGACTATATTGAAGTAGAAGTGAATTTAAGAGTTAAAAAATGGTATAACTGTTGGGTTGATTTAAGGCAGTCTGCCGATTTATCTTCGCCTACTCGTGCCATATCAATTAGGGGGTGGTTAGAAAGTCCACACGCTACTTCTAGTGGCTGGACTAGGGGCTTTAAAGGTGCATTCTTCAACGGTAAAAAAGGCGACTATATGACTGTTGTAGGTTGGACAGATAGTGGGCTTATCGGTGATGAATATCAAGGCAATACTTGTCTTATCAAGTGTTATAAAATAAGGAAAAATTAAAAAATGAATAAATATATTAAATACGCATTAAACATCTTAGCAATATTGAACTTAATACTCTTAGGACTAAAAGATATAGCTAATATTGGTGATAGTGTTATATACCAGATAATAACAGTTATAGTCGGTGCTTTATCAACTTATCTTTTAGGTAATAAAGCTATGAGAGAAATGGGAAAGAATAATGATTGAGTATCTTTTAAGCCACTCTACTCTAGAAACATTACTCGCTAACGCAATACTTGCCCTTACTATTTACAGCTTTAGTAGATTAGATAAGAAAAGTATCTCCGATGAGATTAAAAAAATAGACCATAACTTGCAAAAAGAAACTTTAAGAATAAAAACTAAATTAGCTATTCTTATGGACGATGAAGAAAGTGTAGATTACTATGGGCGAATATATGTTGTAGATTTACAAGAGAACCACGCCACTAAAAGAGAACTAACCCAGTATTACAAAAAGAAAAAGCGTGTCCCTAAATGGCTAGATGACAGCGAATATAAATAATATTCCCTAGATTGTAACTAGGAGAATATAAATAATATTCCCTAGACTATAAATCTAGGGCTTTTATTATTACTTTATAAAGTATAAATAGCAGTATATACCACAAGAGTACTTTAAAGAAAACTAGTGCAAATAAATATGATAATGTGGTAAATAATATTGCTATTAGCTCTGTCATTTTATAAATTCTTTCTTCTAATTTTGGAGATAAGGGTGAGAATTGAACTCACCTAAACAGTTTTGCAGACTGCCACCTAACCACTCGGTCACCTTATCAAGGAAAGCCCCCAGCAGATATGGGTGGGCATTACTACTGGGGGATAGGAGGTTCGTAAAGCGTATATGTAAAACACTTTTTAGCGTTACGAATAACGCTTATTCTTATTATACGACTACGCTTTTAATTAGTCAATACGAATTTGTTGCCCAGGGAAAATCATATTGGCATTAGTAATGCCATTTAAGGCTTGCAAGTGTTGCCAGCTTGTACCGAATTGACTAGCAATACCACTTAGAGTATCACCACTTTTTACGGTATAAACTCTTCCACCACCAGATACACCACCACTTATTTTAATGCTTTGTCCAATATAAATTAAGTTAGGGTTGGCGATACCATTTATTCTAGCTAGTTCTTGGTAAGTAGTCCCGTATTGGCTAGCAATACCACTTAGAGTGTCGCCAGCTTGAACTATATGAACATTTTGACTTGCTGGTTGGGCTTGCTCTACAGCTGGTGCTGGAGCAACATAAGTTGACTGTGGCTTGTCTTCTCCAGTTGGGTTAGCATATTTGTCCCATTGACTACGGTCAATGTAAGCAATGTTGCCATCTACACCACGAGGCAATCCAATATTTACTAAGTTATCTGTGTATTGGTGCATAACTAGTGTAAATGGTGCAACACCACTATTATCTGTCCAAGGGTCGGACTGTTTGCCAGTTGGGGCTGTGTTTGCGTATTGAGCCATCCATAGTCCATAGTCTTTAGCAACTTCCGACCAGTCTTGTTGGTGAATTACGCTCTTGCTCATATAAATTAAAGGGCGAACTCCAGTTAAGTTTGTGACTTCATCTAAGAATGTTTTAGCCCAGTCTTTAGATGGGAACGCACCGTTAGAACCACCTTCCCAGTCTAGGACTAAGATAGCTTCTTTGATGTAGCCTTGAATATTATCAACGAAGAATTTAGCTTCTGCTCTAGGGTCACCACCATTAGCGTAGTGATATACTCCTAGTTTTTTGCCACTAGCTTTAGCTTGTTGGTAATGGTTATCACAAGCTGGGTTAACATAAGATGTTCCTTCAGTTGCTTTAACTATAACAAAATCAATATCAGCGTTAGATATATCCATATCTCCTTGCCAACTTGATGTGTCAATTCCTTGTAGCATTTATATACTCCTTTTTTAATTTTGCTATACTTCTTTATTATAGCAATTATCTAAGTCTATATATTTTTTATAGTTATTATTGTGAATAACATAAACGGCAAAGCCCATCATTTTTAATTTATCGTGCCATTCTTTCTGCAGTGGCTGGTAGCGTGAGTTCTCGGTACGCTTGAACTCAGCCATAAACACTGTGCCATCTGGCTTGTAGCAAGTGATATCTGGAAAGCCTACTGGAGCATTTACTGGTGGGTCATTCTTAGTACAAACTGCCCCTTGTTTCTTCCAGCTTTTGACCACTTTAGCTTGGAGTTCTCTTTCTAATAACATATTTATATAATACTACTGCTTAATTTAAAAAACAATTTAGATAGTCCGTTATAATAAGAATATGGCAAGAAATCATATAGTAGGCAAGAACACTAGACCGAGAAGTAATAAAGCAACTGGGCGAGATTATGCTTATGACAAAGCCTATCAAAAGAAAAGAAGACAAATTAAAAACCGAGTGGCTCGCAATAAAGCAAGAAGACTTATGATTAAGAAATACGGTAAGAGTGCTTTAAAAGGTAAAGATGTTGACCACAAAAAGCCCTTAGCAAAAGGTGGGTCAATGAGCGTATCAAACCTAAGAGTAATTAAGTCTTCAACCAACCGAGCTTTAGGTGGTGCGTTAACTAAAGGTCGGCGTCATCGTTAGATAAGTCTAGCGTAGATAAATATAAAACTTTATCAATAGGTTTGTCGGTAAATTCGCCGTTATATAAATAAAGTTCGCCATCTTCAAAGAGTAAGCGTTCACCTACTCCCTTTGCTTTAGTGCTACTGTGGAGCAGTTCATAAATAAACTCTTGGCGAGATATATATTTAGCAGAGCGTTTCTTTCTATTAAGCAAAGCGTGCCCGTAATTAGTTAGTTTGCCGTCAATTAAAAGTGGTAAATTATCACAGAAAACCATATCTTCATAAATTAAAAATTCTGCCCCTTGGTTCTGTTGTAACCTTTTAAAAATCTCGTCAAACATCAATGTTTATATAATACCATAAGCTAATTAAAAATCAATATTGACTGCTATGCTATGGGCGAAGTACAATTAAATAAAGACATTTAATAATTAAGGACAGAAAGATGGCAATATCAAAAGACAAAATAGTAGAGTTCGGAAACAAAATATTAACAAAAGACTTCGCTTGGAAGCTATCGGAAGACCGACAATATGTTTGGTTCCGAGAGTTAAAATATGACAATAACGGATATGAAATTTATTTAAATCAAAAGCCTTGGAAACGCTGTAATTTTAATAAACAAATTTTGTTTGACCAAATGTACCTAACTAAAGTAGGTGGGCAACTTATTGGCACTGGCGACTTATCAAGCCTACAAAACTATGTTTATCAAATAGTGGCTTTAGATAATGTTCATCAAGGTGCAAAAGACTGCGTTGAGAATTACACAAGATTAGAATTTAATGATGGGGCTTTGTTCTTTGATACAGATGAGTTTAGAATTATACCAGAGGGTATAATGACCTATAGAAATTCTTTTACTCGTAATATACAATTAAAGGGTATGACTACAACAGAATTTACAGAAATATATAATAAGCAGCTAGAGAACATTAAACCAGCTAGTGACTTAAAGATATTCGCAGATAAAGAGCCTAATAAATTTATAATGGCAATGGCAGATGATAATATTGCTAGGTACTCCGATATTTTTAAAATGCTAGGTGACTTATTCTTACCAGCAAGGTATAAAACAAAATCAGCCTTTTACTTATTCGGACAAAAGGCTACTGGTAAATCAACAATGGGTAAACTTGCAATGCACCTACTTGGTGGCACAGACACCAGTTTAGAATATCGCCCTTATTCTACGCTATCAATAAATCAATGTACAGATGAACGCTCCAACCTTGGGCTTATAGGTAGAGTGGCAAATATCTACACAGAAGAGAGTGGAACTATTGAAAATATTGCTAGCTTTAAAGCGTTAATAACTAGAGATACTTTAGTATCTAGGCTTTATCACACTCAGCGTCATATTGAAATCAACAATAAGGCAACTATGATATTCGCTGGAAATACCGACTTAAAGAACGGTGATGACGCAACTTATGAGCGAATTATTCCTATTGATTTTGTGCGTTCATTTACTCGTGATGTGCGTAATGATGAGTTTGAAGAAGAGTTTTATTCTTCACAAAATATAGCTAATGTTTTATGTAAAGCTTTAGCATTCGCAAAAATATTGCGATATAAAGGCTGGGTAAAGTCCGATACAATGTTGCGTGCTAGAGAACTATTCCAAGCACAGTCTAACCCACTCACAGCAATGTATCATCAATTTAAAAAATACTATTGTGCATTTACTACTTGGGACATTCTAGAAAAAGAAGCTAGAGCGTGGCTAAAAGATAACGGCTATTCTATTCCAGATAAATTGAAAGAAGAACTAAGGCGTGCTGGGTTCGGCTTTAGCGAAAGCAAACGCTACACTAGAGCTGGCAAAAGAAACTATGCTTTCTTTATCAATAAAGCAGATAGAAACCTTGGTATCTTTGATGGAGCTTATACCACAGATAGTACTTCACAAATTATGTTAAATGTTCGTGATGAGCTAGAAGAAGAATGGACAAGGAAAGAAACACACGGTAGAGAGCTAAATAGTGATGACCTAGAAACGCTTAAAGAAAACCTAGTGTTCCCACTAACATCTTGCCCAGCAGTGCTAGAGAAAGCAATAACCGAAAGGGAGAATGGCTTATGTTATATCAATAGACAGTCCAGCACTTATAAAGATATAATATTGCACCGTAGAATAACTGAAGAAGAAGAAAAATTCGGTATAGTGACAAAAGTAAAAATTGTATCACACAACATAGATATTAAACCATTACACGCAATAGATGGTGGTGGGGGTAAGTACTATTTAGACCGAGAAGCTGTAGGGTTCTAGCTATGAGCATTAAGAATATGTGGTGGGCAGACATGCTCTTAGTGAAAACCAATGGAAAAGTACCGATAGAGAGATATAAAAATAAAGCGAATTTAAAAACTATCCGAGAGTGTTATTATAGGGGTGAACGCTTTAGGAGTGGTGCGTTAGTGACTGGGACGGAACAAAATTTTATACCTAAAGAGTTTGTAGAGTGCCAGTTAGAAAATTGCTATCCGTTCTGCATAGATGTTGATGTACATAATCAAACTGAAGAAGAAGCTCTAAAAGAATTTAAAAAGTTAGGTTTGCCAGATACTTTCACAGTGCGTACTCCGAGTGGTGGATACCACTTTTGGTACGCAAGTAAAAAACCACCTAAGACTAGTTCATCTAAAATTGCTTTCGGTGTAGACTTTAAAAGCGAACATTCTATCTGCACTTGTCCAATGTCGTATCGTGATGATAAACAATATATTGTTGTTAAAGATGTTCCATTGGCTTATGTAGAGATAGATGATAATATGCTAATTCCTAAAAAGGAACTCATAAGAGAAATAAGAAACTATGACAGCCAGTTCTTTATTGAGACTATATCTAAGAAAGTGAAAGAAGATAGTAGCATTATGAAAGGCAATAGACACGATAAATGCGTGTCTTGGGGTGGCTGGTGTAAAGCGAATACTGAAGCCACATTAGAAGATATTGAAGACGCTTTATATGTGTTTGTTAGCCACTATGAAATGCCAGAAAGGGAGTATAAAACAATAATAAAGAGCCTTGACAAATACTAAATATATATATATAATTTAAGTAAAGCAACAGCATTTTTACTAGGGCAATATCTGTTAAATAATGTCTTTCTGAATATCCTTGTTATTCTTATAAGATGTTGTCCTAGTAAAAATGCTGTTGCTGAAAAATAATAAATTATACGAAAGGACAGTATATGTTTGAAGACACAACAAGTAGTAATCGTGAATATTGGCAAGTGAAAGCTGGAGCTATTCGCAAAAAGGTACCAGAAGATACCGAGGGAGCTAAAATACGCTCATACCAAATTGGTGATATGAAAGGTACTGTATGCGAAATAGTACACGCAAAAATCACTGGTAGATTGACAGACGCTTATTTTAGTCATTATGAAATAAGTGATGGTAGAAAAATTGATAACTTTAATATCGTAATCAATGACCAAGTTGTCTTGAGTATGAAAGATGACAGCCAATACACTAAAAATATTATTGAAAAATTATTAAATGTTGATTTAAATAAAGATATAACAGTAGCACCTTATGACTTTGAAACTAAAGAAGGTCGTAAATTAACTGGTGTTAGCCTAGTGCAAGATAATGTAAAAATAGGCAGTAGTTTCTTTGAATACAACGCAGATAAGAAAACCTATAAGAGCTTAGTAAAAGGCTTTGATAGACCAAAGAACATTAAGTGGGAAGACTACAAAACAGATAACGCTAAAAAGATAGCTATTGAAGAGTTCAAACACGAGATGATGAAACTTTATCTCCGTATCAATGACTATGTTATGGAAGAGTTTGAAAAGAAAAAAGAAGCAATGGGACTTATAGAAAAAGCAGAGCCTATTGTAGATGACAGCTCAGTAGATGTCTCCGACCTAGATATACCATTCTAGTAGAAGATATACCTTTCAGTTGAAAGATATATAAAATATATATAAATAACCACTTTGCGAGAGTGGTTATTTATTATTTTTTAAATAATATTCTATAGCTAAACTAAGGGCTTTAATCTTCTTCATTTTACGCTGTCCACTCTTCCTTAACAGATAAGAATGTAAACTGTTTAGGTTCAATTTAAATAGCTCCAGTTCCCTTTTATCATTCGTAGTTATTAAATGTTGGTAAATCTTGTTCATATTTTTTATTATATAATAAAATGCTTTATAAAACTTTTTATATATATCTATAATAGTATGATGTGGCTATGAATAGAGATAATTATAACAATAGTATGCTGTCGTGTGGGGGCTGTAGCAAGCCATCTTGCTCAAGTTGCCGATACGACACAGAAAAGAAATGTGATTTTAGTATCACAGAAACAATGAACAGCCGAGGGAATGCCCATAGCTTTGTGTTTGATATTGGTGGCTGTCAGCAGTTTTTAACAATACCATCGCAAGTGTTCCCAGACCTAAGCTATGACGCAGACCACTGCCTATTAGATTTTAATAGGGGCAATGGGGCTCACGATTATATACCAATAGAAGACTTAGCTAAGTGTATACACCTAAATGAGCTAGCAGATGTAGATGTAAAAAACCCAGAAGCTTGCCAACTAATGGTATTTAACCCTAATGGCTGTGGTAAGGAACCTAATAGCTGTGATGATAAGCCTAAATGGCAAAACTACACTATTCCTAGAGTAGGCTGTGATGAAGAGAAATACGCTGAGCGTTGTGAAAAAGATGGCTCATATAAAGCTTTGACTATAAATGGTTGTGGTTGTATTGAAGAACGCAAAATACCTAATGTGGTTGAAGATATGCGAATAATAAATCACTTAGACAGCGTGCCGAATATTGTTGACGCTCCTTGGTTCTATGGAACTTGGACAAAGACTTTTGACTTAAGGCTAAATGAATTAAACCCACGACTATTAAAGCGTGGTGGTATTGCAATGATAAGCTACCAATACCAAGCAGAGAGACCAAGTAAAGGTGTCAATGTCAATGCCATAGGGCAAGTTACACCTATTATTGATGGTAATTTGTTAGATATAAATGAATACCAAGCACACTCCCAGCAGTTTGCAATATTCTTGTACCCACAGTTAATTACTGAATTAAAGCCGTTATTAAAAACTAAATACGGTATACCATTCGGAACAATGAGTACTGAGAATATGCTAGTGTTTTATATTCCACCTAATACAACATCAGTAAAATTACAATTAAAGTCTAGCCTTATGAGTACTGACACTATTATTGACCACTATAAAGAAAGTAGTAGTGGCAACTTAGAACCACTATTCCTAAGGAACGAGCTAGATGGACAAGAAGTCCTAGCTAGTGAAGTAGGCTTGGGAGCTCCTATTGACCACGCTAGATGGAACTTCTCTAGGTTCAATGCTATGCGTGGAACATACTTTACTGGAGTTGCTCAGCAAATAGTTGGTGATAGTGCTAGGGGAAGGTTTGAATAGTATGAACTGCGATACTCAATTTTGGATTAAAGAGATACCAGAAAGCGACGGGCGTGGCTTTGTTCTAACTGTCAATGGTATCTCTCAAAAGATATGGCTTCCACACGAGAATGTGACTAGATTAACTATGTCTCCAGATGGGCTGACTTATTTAGATGAAAACGGCAAAGAGTGGAAATATTCTTGGCGAATGCTAGGTGTTAGCCTTGGAGACTTAATAGATGTAGAAGATGACGCAAGGGGAGAATGTGCAATCTTAGTAAAGAATAGAGATAAATGTACCGACTGTGATGGCAAAAAAGCTGATGGAAAATGGAAAGCGTGGCGAGCTGAGAAACATATGGCTCCAGAAGGCGATGGCTTACTAACTTTCTCTAAAGATGGTTGCCCTAAACAATTATCTACTCCAGTACTTACTGGCAAGAGTGGTGTAGTGGTGTTTGAGCCACAGCGTGGAACATTTTACAAAACACTTGAAGAAGGTGGTATGCTCCCAGCAGACAGCGAGGGAAATATTAAAGTTCTATCAACAGACAGTGACGGTAGGCTTATTGTTGGTAAAATAAATATGACTAGAGGTGGTGGAACTGAGGGGACAGTGCAAAATATTGTTGCCACAATAGAAAACGGTGCTACTGGAGAACAAAAAGTGAACACCGAACAGCGTGATATCATCAACAACACTGGTCGCAATGCTTACCCAATAGTCACTGGTGATATAAGAGTATCTAGCTTAGGTAACGCTGATAGCACAGTAGCCCTTAAATATATCGGTGGGCTAAGGTTGAGATTAGATGAGGGAAACGGTAACTTTACTGATGTAGATAGCACAGATTTTAGTTTGTCTAAGGTATTAAACACTAGAACTGGACACTATGATGACGCAGTATTTAGATTTGTGCTTGTTGGTAAAATAACACCAGCTAACTCTAAATATATTTTACAAACATACGCTAACGGTAATGGCAATGAAGTAAAGAGAGAAATTCACCAAGATGACAATAATAAAATAGCTAGCACAAAGTTTATAATAGAAAACATAAGATATAAATTCATAGCATAAGGAGATGAAAGAATGAGTTGTAATGAATGTGAAAGAGAAAAGCGTAGGAGGGAGCTTGAAAGCTTAGAAAAAGAACACCAGCCTTATAAAAAGTCCGACTTCTTTGTTCGCCCACCTAAATATCTAAACGGCGAGCAATTAGAGGCAATGGGCTTTGCTAAAGATATGGGGGATAAATGCAAACCTAATTACAAAGTAGCTAGTGATATGGTTGACGCAGAAATGGGGCTATTTGTAAATAAAAACAATAACACTTTAGACCTTATGAGCAGTTGGGGATACTCTAGAGTAGATATATCACCATTAGTTAAAAATTCCGAAACTTGTACTAGGCTGTCTTTAAAAACTAATGAAGATGACTGTAATAGAAAGACTAATGAACCAGTAGTAGGTTGGTTGCAATATACTTCCGAGTGTGGTTGCGATATTATACGCTTGTCTGATATTGCTAAGTTCATCAATATCGCCGACTTAAAAGTATTCGGAGAGGGAGACGGTTATGTTTATAAGAAAGCCGATGGGGGTATAGAAAGCCGTAAACCTATTTTAGATGGGCAACTTGCCAGTGAAGATAGCGTGCTAGTGGAGAACCCAGATGGCGTGTTAAAAAGAAAACTAGTGTCTGAGAGCTTAGGTAAAATAAACACGCTAGAAGAACGCAATAACCATCTAACAGAAAAAGTAAGGCAACTTGAAGAGTTAAATGCTGATGATGATGGAAATATAGCAAGCAACCGTGAAAAGATAACTGCCTTAGAAACAGCATTAAATAATTTAAAGGGAACTGTTCCACAAGCTTATGATGATACGGCTTTAAATAATGCCATAGCTGAACTTAGAAATAAATTAAATGAAATTCCACAGTATAAAGTTATATTTAACGGAGTTAAAAAAATACCTTGCGACTGGGATAAAACTTGGAGCAATGAAAAGAATGGCGAAACAATTAAGTTCAATGTTGAAAACCCTGCTCAATATGATGAAATTGAGTTCATCTGTAAAAATGAAACTGAATTTTACAGCTTTAAAGTTTTGCCACAACGTGTAGGTGATGACTACTGGATAAGCCAAATGGATATTATAAACGCTAGAGAAAAAGACGGTGAGCATAAAGCGTTCCAAGGAATATTATTGTTTGACCATAGAATTGTTGTAGAAGCCGACGGTGTTAATATGAGAATTGGTGGATATAGATATATAGGTTCTGCGTTTAGGACAGCTGGTAATAACGGTGGAGCTATTGAAGAATGGGGCTGGTATCCAAACTCTGGTGAAGGTGGTATTGAAGCAAGCGACCCTAATAGCAAAGTGATGGTTATGAAAGGCGAGAGCTTGTTTAAATTCTACAATAGGTTCTGGGACGCTAATGCTGAATATATGACACCAACAGTGGTTAAAGTTATAGGAATTAAACATAGTCGTTAATACAAAGGAGAATTATAAAAATGAGTTGTAATTGTAATTATAGAAATACTCGTGGCGTGCCTTGTGGCAAGCCACAGTGTAAAAGAGAAATACCTACTTGCGAAATAAAGCAAGAAAGAGTGAATACTGTACCTATGAGCAGTTTGCCAGAATGGTATGGAGCATTCCCAGAGAATTTAAAGCTATTCGGTATTGTTCGTGAATATGTTGACCAATATAACCAATATTTAGAGCAAGCTTACTTGTTTGATATGAACAAAGTATTGCCTAAAAATATTCGTGAATTTAGAGTGGCTTACACTGATGAAGTGCCTAAAGTTGCACTAGGAGTAGTACTTCCAGTAAATATTATGGCAAGTAGTAATGGTAAAAGCGTTATATCTAAAGCAACTACAAGCTACCCAGCAGTAGCAGTAATGCTAGGCAATGATAAAACACACGCTGACTTGCAAGCAGATGGAGTGCTAGAGTTCCCTAACGGACACGAGTACAATATTGGCTGTACTTATTACCTAAACAATGATGGCGAGCTATCTACTAAAGCCGAAGGACAGATGATATTTAAGGTGCTATCTGCCACTCAAATACTCTTAACCATAGACCAGCAATATACAAAAAAGGACAAATAAAATATGAAAGTGTGTAGGACTAGATATTCTAAGGGAAACGGCAACAGACTTGAGAAGAAGAACGCTTTATTCCAAGATGAGGGATACTTGTTAGGTAGGGCTGATAACCTTGAATTTAAGCCCTACACAGCCGTTACACTAGCAACATACAACAACTGCCAAGCTGATGGACTAAAACACACTAGGGGGCTAGAAATAGCCCCTAAAAGGTATTCTAGATTTAGACACTCTACTAGCGAAGAGTTTATAGATGTTGCTGGGGTGCGTGGTGCGTGGGCTGACCCTTGCGTAGATATGGAGTTTGCTGACTGCCCACCAGATGTAGAGAGATTTAGAACAACCGAAAGAGTGTTCTTACCTAGCCAAAAAAGGAGACTACCAACTGGTGAATATTATATGGACGCACCGATAAGATATAGTAAAGGAGTTAATGATTGTGAATTATAAGACAGCAAGGTATTTTTACAATGACCTTAAAGAGATGATAGCCGATACCACCGAGACTATTGATGAAGAGTATTTTTTAGCTGTGCTTAATTATGCTTTAAGGCAACTAGCGAGCGAGCCTAAGTTAGATATTCTATTTAAAAAACACGACCGTTTTAAATTGGCAGAGCTATCAGTAAACGGTGACGCAGAAACTAGCTGGGGCTTAGAGAATGAAATAATTGATGTCCAAAACTTGGCTATTTATGACGCTAGTAAAAAAGATTTATGCCGTTTATCTATGTGCTATCTAGCTCCGAATGATTTTTACGCTAGTTTCCCTATGCCAGAAGAAAACCCTAGTGGAATATCGCAATATTATACAATTGATTTTATTGATGGAGAAAGCCGTTTAGTTTTTGATAGACCAATAGATAGACCAATAATTGTAGATATTCGCTTTACAGCGTTCCCAGAAGAGATTACAAGCTTAGATGATAAAGTTAAATTACCAATTAGAGTAGCTAACTATATCTTAGACGCTATTAGAGAGCGTAGATATGAAAGCGATAGCGATGGTAACTTTGTATCACTTGTAAATATTCTAACTACTTACGATATGGCAATGATAAAAACTATGGTATATCGCAGACCAACAGTTGGTGGGGCGAGAATTATAGGGGGAATGAGATAGTATGCGAAGACGCAGAGCGAATTTTGCCTATACTTCCAAAGTAAAAGGAGTGCTAGACCACGGTATCCCCACTTTAAACATTTACCATAAGCGAGATTACCACCACCAATATAGCCAGTCAATGTATAACCGTTTTTATGGCTTGAACACAGTAGGCGAAGGTAATTACTACAGTGCTACTTATCTAACTAACACTAGAATGGCGAAGTTCTCACGCAATGATGGGGCAATAGATGGACTTTTTAGCCGTTATGGTAAAAAGCTTTTAGCTGTTTATGGCGAAGAAAAAGTAGATAAAAGCGTAGGCGACGGCAGTGATAAATGTTCGGAAGGCAAGCCAATAAGTCTAAAGAGTGGCAAGCCTATAACATTTGAGCTTGGGGGCTTGAACTATGGAGATACTATTACGGCTCTAACATTTGAGTTTAAATTAGTAAAAGAATTAGACGCTTTAATTATAGTATCTATCTTAGAAACCAATGATAGTGTTTGCCCAATATCTAGCGACAGCAAAAAAATAGCTTTCAGAACTTGCGAGCTGTCAACTAGGGAATTTAGAGAGAAATTAGGTCGCTTTATTTTAGGATACAAAGTAAAGCGAGATGGTAAGTTAAGATTAAAAATGGAACTTTATGATGAACCTTATGACTACAATAGGCGAACTGGTGGGACTATTGAGAGCGAAGTACTAGTGCGAAGTGTAGCCAGTGGGGAACATATGGCTTTGATAGGGGGGCTAGGACGGAGACAAAAAGAGAACTTGATAAGTAAGTCATTGGAAGAACTAAACGCTAATGTAGGGCGACCTAGCGTGGTTATAACTAAAAATAATGTTAAGCCAGTTGAAGGAATGTTGCGAGCTTATTCTAAATATGAAGATGTTTTAATATTCCCAATGCGAGAGAATAATAGAACATACCTATATAGATTTTTTAAAAGTCGTGGCGTTATTGAAAAGCTAAACAATGTCCGAGTATCACCAGACGCAAAATTTGTTAGAATGGTGCAAGGTGGCGAATATGTATACTATGTTGATGGCTTGTCCGACTACCAAAGGTTCAAGCTAGATGAGAAAGAAGAAGAATGGCACAGTGAAGTTGTATCTTGGACACTAGACCCAGTGAACGAGAAAGTGGTAATGGCCGATGTCCCAGCTGGAGCTAGTTTAATAACTATGGTAAATAACCGTATTTATTTAGCTGGTTGGGAGAGCGACCCTACTAGAGTTATGAGTTCTTATATCTCTGGAACAGATGGCGTAGAGGGAGCTAAGGAACGGTTCTGCTGTTACCCAGAAGCCCAAACATTCCATTCGCCAAACAAACAGACTGGTAGATGGAAGAGTTCTAGAATAACAGCCCTTATAACTTTCAATAATGAACTCCATATCTACAGAGAAGATGGAGCCACAAGGTACTCATCACCTAATGGGCTATTCGGTAAAAGTTCAGCCAGTGATAGCTGGGCAGATAACATAGGCGTGAAGTCTCCAAGAGATGTTGCTGTTTATAACGGAGCTGAGTTATTCTTCAATGAAAGCGAAGGCTGGCGAAGAAGTTATGGTGGCAACGCTTCTTTCATCGGCTCCGATATCGCCAACTGGATAGACCGTTATGGTAAAAGCGAAAGCCGTTTCATTAAAGCCAGTCGCCGTGTTGCTAGATATTTCTATGACCGAGATGGTGATGGTGTGATAGACAGTTCCTTACTGTTTTTACAGAATGTTAATTATCAAACTAGCCCTTGGTATTTAGATGATAACACGCCAGCTATTGATATGCTAACTATAAATGATGAAGATTATTGCTTGCATTCGCAATATGCTTGCGTGTTTATCAATGAAGCTAAAGGCGAGTTATTTGACTTTAATAGCCCTATAATAGTGCGAAGAGCGTTCCATAGACTAAGGGGCAACCCTCGTGATATGATTATATCTGGTGTGGGAATTGAAGCCAAGGGAGATGTAACACTAAATGTTGGTATAGAGAGTATGGCGAATAGCGAATGGAGACCAGAAAGCACGCACTGGTTCAAGATGAGATTTAATAAAGAAAGTAAAGTTATAACTCGTGACGCTCGCCATCGTGATAACTCAGCAGTTAGACTTAGCTTTTGGTGTATCCCTTGGAGAGAGCAGATAAACATCATTACTGCTTATATGGAATTAGCCTACACAGATAGGCGATAAAAAAATACCCCCTTATTATAGGGGCTATTTATTATTAGGGGGCTAATTTAGTAGTGCAGATACAAAAATTGTTAAGGTTTTTTCTGTTAGAACAAAGTATCTATATCCGTATTTATTTTGTATAGTCTTTATTAGCTCAGTAACACCATCTGTATCTCCCATCAGCACTGGAACTTCTCTACCATCTGCTAAAGTAATCATAGCGTCTATTTTATAAACATCGTTAACATTATCCGAATAGATACCAACGCAAGGTGTAACGCTTATCTTCTTTAATGGGAATATCTTTAATTTCTTCTCCAGCCCCTCGGCAAAGTCTATATCCTTTTGAGATATAGACCTATCTAACTTCCGTTCTATCTTTGGAGCTAAAGAATGTTTAAATATTAGTTTTCTTAATTTTAGTGTATTTAGTATATTTAAGTTCATTATTTTTCTATCCTATGTAATTTTCTTCCACTTATTACTATATTATCTTCTTTAAATAGGCTTTTTTTAGTTTCCACTGGCTCGCAAACATATCTAGTTTTATAAGTAAAGCCAAAGATTTTATAATGTACTTTACCAATAATAGTGTATGTTTTTATATGGTCTATGATGTTTATTGTGTAGACAGTTTCACCTATATGGTATTTCATTTATTGCTCCTTACTTGCGAATTTCAGCTATGATTATACCCGTCTTAGTTGTCCGAACTGGTATATTTAATAGTTGTCCAGTTTCTAAATCTTCTATTACAGCAATTCTTAAACTTTTAAAACCGTGTGTCTGTTTATTGAGCTTTTCTCGGTCATCTATATATGCTTCAACTGCTTTAACTAGAAATTGTAGTTCTTCTTTACTATTGTATTTTAGCCTTAATTCTTTCATCTTATTCTTCATAAATTACATATCCACCTTTAATTTTCACAGCTTCGCCCCTAGTGTCTACATAAGCAGTATCACATCCACTTATTAGCCTTGTATAAGGGTAGTCGTGGTTAGTTATCTCCCATATTCTACTGTCAGCTGAGATGATATGCGTGCCACGAAGTAGTGTGTAAATCTTGGTTTTACTGTTCATCTGTACCACCTACAATCTTTCTAAAAAGATATAAATTTATATAAGCTATTATCGACCAGAAGATTGAAAGAATAAGCTCAACTCGGAAGAGAAAGATAATCGAAAGTGTGATTGAGATTGACAATAAAAAACTTATACATAGAACTGTTAAAAGTTTTATTTTATTTTTCATAAGTTAAATATACCTTCCATTCTTTAGGATGCTCTCTAAAGCTTTTATCAATATCTATAAATCTTTTAAAATATATATTTGCCCCTTTAGACATATATGATATCCCCCAATCGGGTTTATGCTCTTTAAAATCCCAATAGCCGTAGTATTTTGATTCATCGTAATCATTCCAGTCAGGTTTAAAGCCTTTTGCGTCTTGCCTAATAACTTCTTTAGCTTTTAGATACGCAAGGTGTTTTTCGGCTTCTTCTTCAGTTTTAAATAATAATCCTAAGCTTTTCATATTCTCAATACACCCTTGTTCGTGACACATTACTACAAGTTCCTCAACTGTTGCTTTGAGCATATTTATAATGAAGTATTGTTCAAATTCTTTAACTTCTTCAAACCATTCATCAAAATCCCAAAATTCATCAGAACTTAATTTATGTTTATAATTCTCATAATCTTCTGGGTGCAAGACTGTTGTCCCATATTCAAGTTCTCCTTTAAAAATATCGCCAGCTTTTGCAAATGGTAAGTCTTTAAGTAATTTATATCTTATCATCTACTCCTCCAATATTTTATAAAATTCATTTATTCCAACCCCTAGATAAGAACATACTATCTCAATAATGTCTTCTTCTCCATCTTCAACGCCAGGGACTTCACCAAATTTCTTCTGGATTTCAGCTGTTAAATAGTTATCAGCTTTTGCAAAATTCGGATTATCCGAGAATTTTTCTTGCATTAGATTAGAGACCTCAATGAGAAAGTCTTCGTGTATAGGCAACCAACTTCGTACACGCATTTCTTATTTCTCCTTTTTTAACTGAAGAGATGTTTTATCTTTTATTTTTTCCATAGATTTCATCTTTTTACGGATTTCATTCATCTCTTTATTATATTCATTAAAGGTCTCTTTAAATCTATCAGATGTAATCATTTCAATAATTTCATCTTCGGTAGGTAGATATCTTCTATCAAGATTAATAGCAAACCTATGGTTTTTTCGTTCTACACTTAGCTCATAAGCATAAAATTTAGTATCTAGATATGTAGACTTCCACTTCCCATTCTTAAATTCTAAATCATTTTGGTTCTTCAAAATAACGCTATCAAAGTCTTTAATATTAAATTTAATTTTTTGATGAAAGAATAATGTATCTCCACTAATTCTAGTACTTCTTTCATCATATTCAAGAGGTATCCCAGTGCGTTTTACTTCCTTTTGACACAATTCTTCTATAAGCTTCTTTGCTTCGTCATCTATATATCTTTCCATTATTCCTCCTTCAATAATTGTAATTGTCACCAGTATCATTATTTTTTTTCCAAAACATATCAATATCACGCTTTGCGTCTTTGATACTACTATATTTACCTAGTCTTACATACATATACTCTGATAAACCAATATCTGAATAGGCAAAGTAGTTTCCGAGTTTTGAAATTTTAATATCAAAGTTTTTATAGTTGGTTATTGTCTTCATATTCCTTTATGTATTTTCCCAATTACTATTCGGTTTATAACAAGTAATGCCGTGCTTTTTATACATTTCATTAACTTGGTCATCATCATCAAAAGCGAATAAGATATTCTCAAAGCCGATATGTTTTTTAATTAAGTCTTCTTTTACTTTATGAGCTGGTCGGTAGTCGTTAGTTGGTCGCATAAGAATATCTCCTTCCTCAAGCATAGTGCCAAAACGCCTTTCTAACCATTCGGCAGTGGCTGTTATACATTTAATATTTCTAGCAGTAAGGAATTTAATATCTGTATCAGAACCTTCATAATTCGCATTCCGTATTTCAAACAATATATTACTTAAATTCGGTATAGGTTTATCTTTCATTATCTCTTCATCGGAGTAGAATTTATCGTAGTTTTTCTTTTCTAAATAATGAAGTCGGTGTGAACAATCTGCTAGAACTCCATCAATATCAAATACTATATATTTCATTATTATTCCTTATTTACCAGAACATCATCTTGGCACTGTTAATAATCATATTATATAGTCTAGACTTATCTACTGGGTCAAACATATCATAGATAGCCAAGTAGTTATCGCCAAAGTTCTCAATGTTTTTAATATACTCTATATTGTCCTTAGCTCGCTTGTCGTTATAGCTCTCCCATATGGAGATGGCTTTCCCTTTAATATCATCAAAAATTTCATCATCAATTTTAGCTACTCTACTCACTACTTTCCTCTTGCTGTCTATGTTATACACTAATGGAATATTGTATTTTAAGATAGTTTTCTGCAATTCTATGAGGTTTCTATCTATAAATATGATTGCTATACCTTTTTCATCTTCCAAGTATATGTCGCAAAATAAACCTTGCTTAGTGTATTTATTAAAGTTTATAATTCTATTATCTTTTAAAATTCTAAAGTTCTTTTTCAGCCCCTTACGGAAGCCTTTAGGCAATTGCACTGGCTTGGACTTCTTATCAAATCTTAAATTGCAGATATAGTCCTTAAGTGGTAAGGAGGGGAGAACTTTGTTAGCCAAGTTCTCCATTGCCTTATAACTTTTAATTCGTTGCTCTAATGCTTTGTCCTTCATCTTTATTCTCCTAATACTAATGTTCGTTCTTGGTAGTACTCTCCGTATGCTTGGTAATATTTCTCTGGAGTATCATCATTATCTGTAATATCTATAATTTTAATGTCATCTCTTTCTGGGGGTTGGTAATTTAGTTTAAAGATATTGAACTCGCTATTTTTATCTAGCTCCCAGTCACTCCACTCTTCATTGTAAAACCTTAGCCCATCTTCATCTTCTTCTGTGTATTTATTTACGATATAACGGCTAGCTTTGATATCTGGGTCTGCCTCATAGTCATCTTCCCTAATTGGGTTTAAGACAGCAACCATAGATACAATTTCGCCATTTTGCCTAAAGAATACTGCTGTTGGTGTAATGTCTACCATTCTAATACCTCCTTATATTCCATTCTTAGTAATTGTTTAGCCACTCGCCTATTGTAGTTATTGTCTTCTAGTGATAGTGACCATTTATATGGCTCAAAGTTCGGACTTGCTGGGTTGCTTGGGTCGGCTGTGTCCCACTGAAACTTAGATACTTTTTTAGATATATGTATTGCTTTGTCGTCTACTGTAACATTCCGATTTAGCACGCCCCTTGTTATAAGTAGCTCCAAGTCCATTTCTTTGTCTTCCAGCTCCGATAGGTCTAGCCCAACAAAAGTTTTAGTTATTTCATTATTATTTTTTAAATAAATAATTTTAGGGTTGCGAGCTTCTATTACTGGCTTGTATTCATTCAAGTACTCATCATAATAATACTCGCCACTGTCTATTTTTTCTTCTAGTAGGTCTTTAATTCTACTCATTTGTCTTTCCTTTCCTTGCTTGTTATATCTCTATAATACACCAACTTATTTATAATGTCAATACTTTTTATAGACTTTTTTATTTAATTTAGTAATAAATATTAAAGCAACTGCGATAGTACCAACTCATCATTTATTTTTTTCTTTTGAATAATAGCTTGGTATATAACTTGGTCTGGAGTTTTATGTTTCTTATCGCTCGTGGAAGCCACAATATAGTAATAGTCCAAAGTGGGGGCTGTGTTATTCTGCCTATCCATTCGCCCCTCGGCTTGTTCCATAACTCGGTGGGAGTAATTAAGCGAATAAAATATAGTGATATCAGAGAATGGCGAGTTCCACGCCTCAGCTCCACTGGTATATTGCACAGCGTATAGCGTATCGTGGTCATCTTTAGTTATACTTTCGTGCTTTTGCCCGTTCAATTGCTTGAGCTTAAAGTTAGTTTTATCAGCGATATTTTGTAGCTCTTTCAATTCGTGTCGGTAGTTGTAGAATATAATTATCGGTTTAAGCCGTTTTAAGGGGGGTAGGAGCGTTAGAAACTCTAAAAGCGTATTGCACTTCATTTTTGCGTTTTGGTTCAGTCTAAGGGCGTTTAAAAGGCTTGTAGGGTTGTCCAGTATTTCTGGGTCTGGTCTGTCGGAATTTGGAATGATGTCGCTAGGCTGGAGTACTCTCGTGCGTTTTATACGGTCTTGTGTCGCTTGGTCAACTTGATACGCTAAAAAGTGTCTCTTCCTTTTAGTGGAGATGGTGGTGTCTTCCGTATATAAAATGCTATCAATATTGCGTTTGAGTTTATTTAGATTTTGGTAGCCAGTTATTTTAGGGTACTTAGCGAACCTATCGTAAATAACATGTTCCCTCTTAAAGTACGTGATGTTTTTATAAAAGCCGTTAGCGATTAAATAATTTGCGTATTGTAAATAGTTGTCAGCTGGAGTTGCCGAAAGCGTTAGGTTTTTGTACTCCTTAGCGAGCTTAATATAAGCCTTGCCCCATTTCCCTTGTGGGTTGGAGTTCTTCGCCTCATCAAAGAGTAGAATAGTCTGTGGGGGTAGGTTAAGCTTTGGGATGTTTTGTATAGTGTTCCAAGAATATACCTCTAATTGCGTGTTTTTTGGGGCTAGGTGCGAGTTTATAAGCAATTGTAAGTCTGTATGCCATTCTAGAGTATCTCGCTTCCTAGCAGTCGTTATAACGCATATTTGGGGTGTTTGGCTTGGGGGGGTGTTAACTATCGCCCAACGGAGCGAGGTTATAGTCTTGCCAGTTCCCACGCCGTGGGTAAGAACTTGACCAGACTTTAGGGAGTTGATAGCTTTTTGTTGGTGGTCTTTAAGCGTTATCATTGTTTGTTTCCTTTATTTGTTATTAATGTTAAGAGCAACTCATTTACATTCGTTGCTAAATTGTTCATATAGCTCTTTGTCGGGGGTTATTGTGTGGATAAAATAGTGGTCTTTAGGGTTCATTGGGCAGTATGCTATCAACACACCAGCATTTGAGTTAGTTAGGAACATATTAAGCTGGAGCTGGTAATAGACTTTTTTGTATCTAGTGGAGCTAAGGTCTTGCAGTTGCATAAAGCCAGCTGGCTGAAAGTTCTTAACCTCAATAGCTAGTCGCTTAGTAGTATTATTATCGGAGATATACGCTAGTAAGCCGTCTGGACTGGCTAAAAGATTGCCGAAAGTATATGAGTTTGGACTAGGCATATAGATAAATTCATCGTATTCATATAATATCTCTTCAATTTGGCGATGAATAACTCGCTCAAAGATGTGACCGTGTTCGGTGTAGATATTCTGAAAGTTATTAGTAGAGTTACTGTGTTTTTTAATTGTTTTGTTATTTAAGTAGTCGTAAACTGTTGTTCCAGTTATTTTATTTTCTCTTGAGCGTAGCCACTCTTCCGTACCTTGCTCGTATTCAATTTGAGTTGATTTGATGAAAGTTGGAGTGCTAGGGTAAGTGATTGATAAGATTTTAGTCAGCTGTTTTTCAAGGTACTGCAAGTCTGTTTTATATTCATTATACCTAAGTGTGTATAACTCCGACTGAGCCACTACTCTATTGTTCTCTGTTAGGTCTTCTTGGAATACCTTAGCTGAGTAGAATTGTTCATTTTCTCCAGTTATTTTAGATATAATAACCGTAGTTTGTAATAAGGTGTCTGTTTTTAATTGTTTAAGATTACCTTTTGGAAGATAGCCAATCTTTAAGTATCTACCAGTCTTTTCATTTTTAGCTTTAACCATAATTGCATTAGGGTCATATGGGTTTTGTGGTTCTTTAACTAATTTACAAGTTAATTCTTTATCTAGTTCAAGTTTGTTTATATTTTTTTCACAGAATGATATACCTGCTACTTTTGAATTGATATAGTTCATTTTGTCTTGCCTTTCCTTGTTTATAGCACAAGAAGATATTTTGTGCCTTAATTTATTATATCTCCATTATATATGAATTTAATTATTTTGTCAATACTTATTTAATGTTTAAGCTAGGACGACATTATAACTTTATGATACTAGTTAGAAAGAGCCATAAAATGGCTCTTAAATACTAGAGCATAAAACTACAATATTGTCAAAAAAAATATATTTGACTTTTTTATTACTTTATGTATACTTAAAATATAACCAAAAATAAGTACCTTAAAATAACGAGTGGATGTAAAATGGCTAAAAATGGCTATAAAAAAGATTTTTTTATAAAAGCGAACAAAAATTGCTGACCCCTGTAAAAGCGAACAAAAGTAGCTTATGAAGAAAGGTAAGAATTACTACTGTTAGCGATAAAATATAATGAAATAAGAAATTGTCAAATTAACAGTAGTAAAACGAACAAAAAAAGACCTTATGGGAAAAAGCGAACAAGATATTCAGAATAATATTTTTATAGCTCCTCTTAGTAGCATTTATCCACTACTACTGTTATTTGGTACGGTAAAACATTATCCAAATTTGTCAAGTGAGTTCAAAAAAACATAAAACTCACTTTTTTTTGGGCTATTTTTTTAGGGTTGCGAGCTGAGTTTAGACCATACATGGAGTATTATAACACACTCAATTTTACCAAGTCAAGGACTTTTTTTTATTAGTTATTTTTGCTCTAAAAATCATAAAAAACATAAAAAGTCAATAGCATTTTTTACATAAAAAACCATATATTCCAACACATTTCAACTATTCTGTCAAAAATCACTGCCCAAATTGAACAAAAAATGTACTCAAGCCATAGCCACCCACTTTCTCCAAAAAGCTATTTCAACACATTCTCTACACTCTGTCAAAAAAAATGCCCATTTTTGCCCTTAAAAAAAAATAAAAAAAACTTTTTTTCTATTGACATTTTAAAAAACCAATGTTCTGCTATAGTTTTTGACAAATCACCATTTTGACCCCTCTAATATGGACCTTATTTTTGTAGTAAATTCTACAACATTAGCATAAAAAATACCCATTCCGTATCTGTTTTCCTTGTGGAAAACTACCTAAAATACTTGTTCGCTTTTTTGTTCGCTTTTACACTATACTAAAACACATTCCAGCCGAATTACAATAGAAAATCAACCAAGTGGCTAAAAAACTCTTGTCATTGCCCAAACCTTATAGCCACTCGTACTATTTACTACTGTTATTTAGTCATTTTTAGAGATTGCACTTGACAAAATAATTAAAGTGTGCTTATCAAAAATTGATAAAAAAAATAACAAGGCTTCGCCTTGTTGAATATATTTTATAAACAAAAAAAGCGAACACGCTTGCTGAATTGTTCGCTCTTTGCAACATGAACAGTAATTTTAGAATTGCTGTTGTTTTATGTATCTAGATAAAACTTTGTAAAACTCTAGACTATTTAATTATAACATTATTGCTTTCAAAAATAAATAACGCATGCATATGCGTTATAAATTAAAAGAGCCTCGGATCAGTGGCTCTTTTTTTATATAGTTTATAAAAACAATATGCTGCTTCTTATAACAATTAATCTAACTATTTAATTATAACACAAGTTAGTTTTAGTTACAACCGTTTTTTTGTAGTGAATGTAGCTCCAGCATAAGCATATGTTTCGGCCAGCACACGCACAACAGATAGTACTACTTGTAATATATGATAGTGTTTGGCTCCAGCTGGCTCTTGCTTGCTTGTTGGCTTATAATGGTTCATTATGCCTTTAGCCATTATTCATCTAATGTCGCACAATATATACCTTTTAAATAAAAGGTATGTAAAGTTATATATTAAGTAATTAAATAGGTAGAATATAAGTTATATAAAAAAATATATAAAAATAATCAACATAAGTAACTTATATGCATATGCATATAAGTTATAAATAAAAAAGTTTTTTGGGCTATTAAGTTTCGCAAGTAAAAATTTATTGCGTGCTATAAGGTTGCTTTAATTCCTTACAGTAGCTCTTATATTCTACCTATTTAATTACTTAATTGTTAAAGTTCCATTGGTTAGGGCTACTCTACAATAAAGTAGCCCTAATGTTTATTATAGGTAACACGTATTTATGTGTTGCGTGTGTTAAGCCTTTACTATTATATTATGTGCTTTACTGTATTTTTTTACAACATCTATTTTTAATGTTTTTTTACCCAGTAGTATTTCTTTAGCTTGTTTATTTCCTTGCTTCATTTCTTTATTCGCTCGCTCCCTTGCTTCTATTAGCTCCAAGCTTGCCTCATAAATGCGTTTAGCTTGCGTTTTAGTCATATACTTAACTGTTAACTTTACTATAATATTAGTTATAATTTTTTGCATCTTCCCAACCTCCGTTAATTTTTACTAGTATTAGCAACATTATTATGCCTATAATGTTAATCCAGCTATATTTTATATCGCTTGCCTCACCGAATGCCATCATTATAGATGGCAAGGTAAGTGTATAATTTAGTAATGTTTTTATTGTTATCTTTTTGTTTAGCATTTTTTTGTGTTCCTTTTTTTTACTTGTAATATTTTACTATACGCTCGGCTAAACCATCGTAGTATAGCCCCATTATTGCTAGCACTCTAGCCATAAGTGGGTTACTAATAACATCAAGGTCAAAACCGTATTCTATTCTAATAGCGTTCTTTAGTTCTATGATTTCAGCAGCACTAATTTCTAAAAATAGCCCATCATAATAATATTCATCTTGCCCTAATCTTAGCCACTCGTCTAGTTTATAATCAGGCTCATCTTTGTCCCATACCATATATTCGTTAAAATGTAATTTATATCCCTCATAAATAGCTTTCGATATATCCATATTAGTTAGTTTATTTGCCATATTGTTCAGTCCTTCTTTATATATTCATTATAGTTTAAAAAGTATTTAGCTAGTGGCTTAAACTGTTCAAGTGTATCCTCTGTGATTTCTTCATCTCCATTAGATATATACTCAGTTAAAATAATATCTCTTAACTCCGATGTCGTAAAATTTTTAACTCCATAAGGGACAATTTTATCGTTTATAATTTTAAATAAATCTGTAAGGTCAAAACTTTCATCTTTAACTATATTATCAAAATAACCAACACCTCTAACACCATACTTTTGTATCTCTTCTAGTTGCTTATAATAAGGGTCTACTTTTATATCCATAATCTAGTATCCTTTAGTGTCGTTAGCTATACTAGTTTTTTAATTTGTTCTAGTATAGCTAACTTATTCAATTTAATATTGCGTTAATCTTACTACTACTTTATAAAGGTCTTGTAAACTTCCCTTCAAATTCTAAATATTCTCTAATATCATCATAACTTTTAGCATATTTATCTGTAAAATTGTAATAAAAATCTACTGGGATGTTATGCTCTTCAACATAGTCTACAATCTGGTAAGGGTCTTTAAAATAACTTTCCTCTTCGTGCCAATATTTTGCAAATTCTGTTGCAAAAAACTTATATTTATACAAAAACCAATCTTCAAAATTATAAGCTTTTCTCATATCGCCGAATTTTAATTCAATTACGTTTTCCATATTGTTTAGCCTTCCTTTATCTCTTTTAAAACTTGCTCTCTTATCTCTTCTAACTCTAAACGGTACTCGCTATTTTTTTTATCTCTACTATTCATGTTATCTAATACCATTCTTAGGTGAATATTTTTTTTGATATCATATACTACCTTATCCAAAAAAGTATTACAAACTTCTATAAATTCATCATCGTTTTTGAATTCCTTTTTCCTTAAAAAAATGTTTAATGCTATCGTTCGTTCTGGTGTTAATAAATACATAATCTAATATCCTTGTTTAATTCTGTTTATGGTAAGGGGCTTTTTACAGCCCCCGTTGCTATTCTAAGTCGCTTCTTACATATTTAAGAATGCTAATCTTCTTTTCATATCTCTCTATACTCTTAGCCCTTTGATTTTTAGTTAATGGGAACTCAGCGTCATTAATCTTTTTTAAATTCTTGATATGTAATTCGTATCGTTTAATTCTTGCGTTTATAAAATTTATAGTAATCTTATAAAATCCCCAATCTTCGTCAAAATATATCATATTTTTCCTTTCCGTGTATATACTACACTATTACCTTTTTTCTTATGTTGATAACGTTTTTTATACTTGCGTTATATCTATATATTATCATAATATAATTATAATTGCAATACTTTTTTTAAAATTTTATAACTTTTTAGTTGCCTATACTATTATTATAATCTTTTTAAATTAGTGCAGGTGTATTGCTTTTATAATTATGTTAATATACTTTTATAACGGTATTACTTGCGTTATATCTATATATTATCATAATATAATTATAATTGCAATACTTTTTTTAAATTTTATAAAATAAATTTATATATTAAAGGGAATTATTACAATAAAAATAAAGCTGCTTGACCTTATTCGCAATAAAAAAACATATACACGGGGGCTTATAGCTTGCGTTATTTTTTTATGTTGCTATTATATTTTTATTTTTAAAATATTAAGGCGAGGGGGGGAGCTCCCCAGATTATACCTTTTGTAGTATACCTATGAATGAAATGAATAGGTAGGGTGGGTAATAAGTTTACACATATCTATTGCTTGCTTTATTTTTTTACTAATCTAGATACCCTGGCTCATATCTCTATGGTTCATATTTTTTTTATTAATTTAGATACCTTTACTCAGTTTTTAATCCAGTCTTGTCCACTGGCTCAAACAGTATAACTATGCTATACTATATATAATGAAAAAGCTAATGTCTAAAGTACCAGCTTCTCTTTTAAGCCCCCTAGAGAGTGCAGATGAATTTAAAGATATTCTTAGTTCTTTAGAGAATTTTACTTCAAAGGCTATGTATATCGTAGATAAAAAGCGTAATTATGTGCCTTTAGTTATGACACCAGCCCAACAAGCTTTTGCTGAGCCTATGCTTGAGTGGATAAATGGGGGTAAGAATAACGGACAACGCAACAAGCTTGTTAGCTCTAAAGCTAGACAGCAAGGTGCTTCAACTATAACACTTGCCTTGCTTTATTATATTTGTCTATTGGAAGAGAACTTAAAAATCGTTTATGTGTTCCAGCAGTCCAGCTCAGCCATTGAGTTCTTTAATGATAAGGTGATACCGATGTTTGAGAATGTACGCCCAGAATTTATGCCAACTATTGAGCAATATAAAATTGATGGGAAGAACCATATTAAATTCGTGGAGTGGTTCGGCAAATCATTGAATAATGATATTATGTTTGTTTCGGCTAATTCTATTGACGCTCTTCGTGGGCTTACTCCCCATATCTTAATTCTTGACGAGTTCGGCTTTTATAAGAACCAAACCGAAGTGCTTGACGCTGTGAGTGTGGCTATCCCAGATGATACTTTCTCTATAACAACCTTTGTTTCTACCTTTAAAGGTATTGACGCTTTTTATGACCAGATGGTGTCAACTAAAAATAACCCTAGCCCTTTTGAACGCTTTGTGTTCGTTCCTTGGTATTTAGTTCCAGAGTATTCAAGGGAAGAGCCACCTACTACTCCAATAACTATCTTCCCACAAAGCCGAAGAGATGAACTCCTGAATACACTTAAGAAAGCCCCAGATGTAGATAACCCCCAGCACAGAGCGAATTGGTATATACAAAGGTATCAAGATGTGAATAATATGGAGATGATGAGAAGAACATTTCCAACTACTTTTGAAGAGCTGGCTCTTAGTGGTACCACTAGTGTGTTTCCACAAGATATTCTTTCTAGGTATTTACAGAATGAAACTCCCCCACTCTCTACTGATGAGAGCTACCCAGAGCTGGAATATTGGCGACCACCGAGACCGAATGGGGACTACTATATCTCTATTGACCCAGCTGACACGCTCAACAATGACAACACTGCGATTACGGTGTTTGATAGGGGGAAGTGGGAGATTACAGCTACTTTTGCGTCCAATGAGTATGATGTGGAAGATATTGCTGATATCACGCTCCATCTTCAAAATATGTATCCTAGGGCGAAAGTGCTAGTGGAGAATAATATGGGCAAGCGTTTGATAGACCACTTAGAAAATAACAATGTGCGTAGGATACTCACAAGCACTGGTAAGATTTCTACTAAGCGAGATAAGAACAAAGGTGTGCGAACTGATGTGAAAAATAAACGCTTATGGGTGGAGTATTTAGTTGGTGCTATTCAGTCTGAGCAGATACGCCCTAGGGGGAAGTGGCTACTGGAAGAGTTGCTCCACTTTGCTAAGAAGACTACGGCGAGTGGGCATACTAAAATGGAAGCACAAGGGAAGTTCTCTAATGGGGAGAAGATGAAAGATGACCGAGTAATGAGTTTAGTTATTTTGATGAGCGTGCTGGGGAAACATTCTATTGAAGAGCAGTATAAGAAAAATAGTAGTAACTTAGACCCTTACACTAAAACCTATTTAGGGGGGAAGTTCTACTAGCTGAAAAGAGTACTAGTAAAACTACTAGCGTAATACGCTAGTAGAAAAAACTA